TGTGAACCATGCCCCAGACGCACAAAGTGCTCGGCCAGAGCAACCCGTCCAGCGCGACGGCGACGACGCTCTACACCGTGCCCTCGGCAACACAGGCGATCGTTTCGACGTTGACGATTGCCAATCTCACCGCGACGGCGACGACGTTTCGCGTGGCGGTTCGCGTCGGAGGTGCGGCGCTCACCAATGCCCAATACATCGCGTACGACGTTCCGCTCGCCGGGGCGGATTCGATCACGCTCACGCTCGGACTCGCGCTCGCCGCGACCGACGTCGTGACCGTCTACGCGGGAAGCGTGAACGTGGCGTTCGGGCTGTTTGGGGTGGAGGTGACATGAGCATCCGCCGCCTCTCAAGGCTCGGTACCGCCGTCGGTTCCGGCGTGAAAACGCTGGCGCTGCCGCTGCCGTCAGTCGGTCGTCTCGTCACGCAGACGGACGGACCACGCGGATTTGTCAACGTCAATGTCCCAGCAACGCCTAACGCCGCCGGCGCGTGGACGCAGATTTTCGCCAGCACTTCGGCAGAATCGACGCTGTTGTTTTTCTGCCTGGCATCAGGCTCATCCATCGCCGACTCGTCGTTAATGTTCGACGTTGGCGTGGGAGCCTCTGGTTTGGAATCGGTCGTGGTTCCGAACCTTGCGATTGGCATGAACAACTTGTTTTCGGCCAACATCGTCTTCCCCGTGCCAGTGCGAATCCCAGCAGGTTCCAGGGTGGCGGTTCGCGGCCGTTCCGCCAACGGCACAAGCCGCAACTTCTCGCCGGATCTCGTTCTCGCGTCGCACCCTGACGCATGGCTGATCCCGTCGTCTGTGGACACGCTCGGATCGTCGTCGTCAACGTCTCGCGGGACGGCGATGTCGGGGTCAAGCGGGACATACACAGAGATTGCATCATCGACGACGCGCCCGTACCAAGCTCTTGTAGTCATTCCTTCGGGGGTGACGAACGTGGGAATCAACGGCCGTTTCCGGCTGACGCTGGCGATTGGCCCGGCCGGTGCGGAGGTGGACATCGGGTCGGTCGATGCGCTCCAAGGCAGCGGCGGCGGCGTGCAGCCGCAAGCGATTGCATGTAATACACCGTGGCCCATCTTCGGCACGATCGTCCCGGCTGGCTCGCGAGTCGCTATCAAGCACAACCTCGCCAGCAACCCGCAGTACGTCGAGGTGTGCGTTATTGGAGTGCCATTCCCATGAGCGACTCGGCATGGTTCGCGGTCGTTGACCCTGCGGGCACGCTCGTCAGCCTCGGCAGCGTCGTGGCGTCGCCGCTGCCCGCCGGTCTGGACGCTGTCCAGCTGTCGCCCGCCGACGCCGCCGCGATCCGCGAGGGCCATGCGTCGTGGGACGCGGAGACGCGGTGCGTGGTGATCCTCCCGCCGCCCGTCCCCGCGTCCGTCACCCGCTGGCAGTTCCGCCGCTGGCTCGTCGATCACGCGATCACCCCGGAGAGCGTCGAGGCCATGATCGCGGCGACGATCTCCGACCCGCTGGAGCGTGCCCGCGCCCTCGTGGACTGGCGAGACGGGCCGATCGTACGGCGGGACCACCCGCTTCTCGCGCCGATGGCTGCGGCGCTCGGGCTCACCGAGACGGCCGTCGATACAGCGTTCCGCGAGGCGGCGGAGTACCAGTGATGTTTTCCATCTTCCGCCGCCCCGACCCGGGCGTGCTCGCCGCCGGCGGCGTGCCACGGTCCCCCAGGTGGCCGGCGGTCTCGCGGGCGTTCCTCCGCGGCGCGTCGTGCATCGCCTGCGGCCAGCGTGAGGGGCTGACGGCGCACCACGTGATCCCGTTTCACGTGCGGCCCGACCTCGAGCTGGACGAGAGGAACCTCGTCCCGCTGTGCTCCGACCGCTGTCACCTCGTGTTCGGCCACTTCAACGATTTCCGGCTCGACAACCCCGAGGTCCGCGAGCACGCAGCCAAGTTCCTCGCTGGGCGCGAGATGGCGAAACGGAGGGCCAGTTGATGCCGCGGGCGATTCCATCATGGCGGCCGAAGCGGATGGAAGGCGGAAGGCCGACCAAGGAAGTGGCCCACTATCACACCGCTGACTGGCGCGCGAGGAGGACCAGGATCCTGCTCCGTGACGCGTTCCGGTGCGGCGACTGCCGGCGCGTGGTCTCCGGCCGCGAGGCTCACGTGGACCACGTCATCCCCCTGGAGGACGGCGGCACCGACGACGACAGCAACCTCCTCACGCGGTGCGATCGCTGCCACGGAAGGAAGACGCGCGCGGAGCAGGCCCGGAAGGGGCTGAACTGACCGAGATTCACTTGTTGCCCAGCGGGTTTTCGTGCTGAAAACGGATGGCCACACGGAGGTGGCCATGAGGGTTTCGGCTTGCAAGTGCTGCGGGGAGTCAATCAATGCCGGCGAGCGTGGCCCACTGCCAGAGAAGTGCGGCCCATGTATGGGCCGGCGACGACCAGGCGGGCCGCCCCTGCCCAAGAAGGTTCGGCCGAGGAAAGCACCCGATGAGCGGATCAGGAGCGACCGATTCACGTTTGTCACTGGAAGGATCCAGTCGGAGTGTGGGCATTGCGGGAAGACGCTGTGGCTGTCCCCCAAGGCATTCGCCAAGCAACAACGCCACTTCTGCAGCAGACAGTGCCGAGGCCTTGCCGATCGCCACGCAGTCCCTCACCGATACCAGTGCGTCCGGTGTGGCAAGCAATGCTCTATGCAGGGCAACCCGAGGCAGAAGCAGAAGGGGCTCTACTGCTCACGGAAGTGTGCTGCTGAGACAAGAGGAAGCAAGGCGGCTGCGTCCAGGGTTCACCTAGATCTCTCCGACTGGTTCACTGGATGGGCAAAGCAGCACATCATCAGCAGGGACTGCCCGCAATGCGGGAGGGCTTTCCGTTGTGCGGCGACGAGCAAGCGAAGGAAGTGCGGCCCGTGCGCTCGCGGCCTGCCGCAAACAACGAAATGCATTGAATGTGGACAGCCAAGGGAGGACGGACGAAGACGGTGCCGCGATTGTTGGACGTTGCGTCAGAAGAGGATGCACAAAGAAAACGGCAACCACAGAAAGAGATGCAGGAAGTATGGAGTCCCATACGACGGTTCTGTGAACAGATTCAGCGTGTGCGAGCGAGATGGATGGATTTGTCAGATATGCGGAGTGAAGACGAAGAAGGTCGCCAACACCAAATGCCCCCACCCACACGAAGCAACGCTTGATCACATCACTCCGCTCGCGAGAGGAACCAAAGGCCACGAGTGGGACAACGTCCAGTGCGCTTGCCGGAGTTGCAACTGCTACGTCAAGCGAGACAAGGCGATCCACTGCCAGCGAAGGCTATTGTGAGCCTGCCAAAAAGGCATGGGTGCCTAAGCGGAAAAAGTTGACATTTAACCGAAAACCTCGTGCAATCCCCGCGTGTGCGTGTGGGGGGTTACGGAAAACTCGTGAGGCCGCCAATGGGATCTCGTGGACCTCTGCCGCAGCCAGGGAGTTCGGAATCGGCTCGAGGCCGGAACACACTCCGGCGCAAAGGGCCGGCGCGTCGGGCGAAGCCGGTGCAGATGCCGCCGGCGGTGAAGGCCTGCGCGCCGGCGGCCGCGTTTTGGAAGCTCCACGCCGCGTCGCTCATCGCGTCCCGCCGGCTCCGCCCCGAGCTCGCGCACACCTTCGCGCTCCTCTGCCTCCTCGCCGCCGACTGTGACCGCTACGCCGCAACGCTCGCCGAGGAGGGCGACATCGTGACCACCGAGCGCGGGCCCCAGGCCCATCCGGCGGCCCGGCTCCTCCGCGACGCGCGCCGGGACTACGTTGCCCTCGCGCGGGACTTCGGATTGACTGCGGCGAGCGATGCCAGGATCCCCGCCGAGGCCGACAATGAGAAGCAGGAAGACCCCGACGAGATCGCGCTCCGCGCGTTCACCGGACGACGTGGGTAACCGCCCCGAGTGGGTCGAGGGCTACACGTTCGACAAGACGGCCGCCGACCGGCCGTGCCAGTTCATCGAGCAGCTGTGCCGAGTTCCTTCGCAGGACGGCGGGCCGCCGGAGCGGATGAAGCTCATCGACTGGCAACGGGAGCGCGTGATCCACCCGCTGTTCGGCTGGAAGCGGCCCGACGGTCGTTTGCGGTTCCGCCGCGGGTGCGTGTTTGTGCCGAAGAAAAACGGCAAATCGTTCCTCATGGCGGCCATTGCCCAGTATCTCCTCACGTCGCATTTCCCCATCGCCGACGTGTACCTCGCCGCGGTCGATCGGCTCCAGGCGAGGGAGATCTATCGTGTCGTCGCCAAGTTCGTGCAGGCCAGCCCGCAGCTATCGAAGCTCCTCGAGGTGATCGACTCCAAAAGCCTCATCAGGAACCGCGATCACGGGAACGTGTTGCGGTGCCTGTCGGCCGACGCCTACCGGAACGAGGGCCTGAACGGCTCCGTGATCATCGACGAGATCCACGCGCACAAGTCCGACCAGTTGATTTCGGCTCTCACCTACGCCACGCGAGCCACCCCCAACGGCCTGGTCCTGGCGATCTCGACCGCCGGCGACAACCGCAACAGCGTTGGGTTCCAGTGGTGGCGCGATGCCGAGCTTGTGACGGCTGACCCGGCCTCCAACCCGTCGTTCCTGGGGTTGATCTACGCCGCCGCCCCGGATGACGACCACTCCGATCCGGCGGTCTGGCGGAAGGCCAACCCCTCCATGGGCACCACGTTCCGCGAGGAGGAGTTCGCTGCCGACTACCTCGACGCCAAGACCGACCCGCGGAAGATGAGCCGATGGCTCCGCTACTCGCTCAACGTATGGACCGAGCGGGATAATCGCTGGTTCCACGGCGACGAGTTCGCGCGATGCCAGGCGGATCCGCCAGAGCCGCTCGAGCGGAGGCCGTGCTGGCTCGGGCTCGATCTCGCCGATCACGACGACCTCACGGCCGCCGCGTTTCTTTTCCGCGCCGCCGACGGATCCTTCGACGTGGAACTCCTGGCGTGGGTTCCCGAGGAGGGCATGATCGAGCGCGAGAAGCGCGACAACGTCCCGTATTCGTCATGGGCCCGCGACGGCTGGCTCACCGTCACGGAGGGGAGCCGGATTGACCAGGAGCGCGTTCATGCCGACATCATGGCGTTCCTCGAGGGGAGGGAATGCCGCGGCGTCGGCGGCGACCCGTGGCACCTCGACTGGATCGCCACCCGGATGCAGGCCGACGGAATCGAGGTCCACAAGGTCCGGCAGTCGATCGGCTACCTGACGGGTCCGGCGAAGATGCTCGAGGACCTCGTGAAGACCCGGCGGATACGGTTCCGCTCGCCGATCGTCGGCTGGGCCGCGAACAACGTCTGCATCTGGGAGGACCCGAACGGCAACATCCGGCCCGACAAGTCCAAGAGCTCGGAGAAGGTCGACCCCATCTTCGCGATCATCAACTCGCTGGCCCTGGCATCTACCGACGCCACCCCGGAGGCGGGGGAGTTCAAGTTGATCCCGCTCTGAACTTCACCGGCAGGGCTGCCGGCTGTCCCATTCTTTCATGGGACTACTCGACCTTCTGACGTTCCGGCGCGCCGCGCCCCCGACGCCGCGCCCGGCCGTGGAGCTCCGTGGCCTCTCGGATGGCTCTGGGCCGTGGGCGGCGACCATCCGCGCGGATGCCGTCACCCCCGAGGTGGCGATCCGGACGACCGCCATTCTCGCGTGCGTGCGGTTCCTCGCGCAGTCCATCGCGTCGATGCCGATGCGGGTGATCCGCACCACGCCGGACGGCCGGAAGGCGGCCGCGATGGACCTCCCGTGTTACGGGGTGCTGACGAAGTCCCCCAACGGCTGGCAGAGCCGCTACGAATGGGTCGAGACGACCATCTACCACGTGGCCCTGTGGGGCAACGCGTTCTCGCGGATCGTGCCCTCGGTCTCGGGCGGATTCTGCTCGGCCCTCGAGCCGCTCCACCCGTCGCGGATGCAGGTCCGGAAGATGAGCGACGGCACGCTGGGTTACCGCTACCTCTACCCGCAGGGAGCCGGTCCGAATGGAGAAACCGGCTGGGTCGACTTCGGCCAGGACGAAATCCTCCACGTCCGGTGGCTGTCGGATAACGGGATCATCGGGCTCGTCCCCTCGTCCCTTTGTGCCACGAGCGTGGCGCTCGCTCGGCAACTCGACCTCGCGGCGAATGCCTTTTGGTCGAACGGGGCCCGGCCGGACATCGTCATCGAGACCGAAGAGCAGCTGAACGAGGACGCGATCCGCGTCTTCCGTGCCCAGTGGCAGGAGATCTACGGCGGGCCCCGCAACCGCGGCGGCGCGGCTGTGCTGCCGAAGAAGGCCAAACTCCAGACGATCGACGGGAACAGCAACGAGGCGTCGGAGTTCTCGCAGCTGCGGCGCGATGTGACGGCCGAGTGCGCCACCGTCTACGGCGTGCCCGGGACGCTCGTGGGCGTTCGCGAGGCGATGAAGTACGCCACCACGGAACAGGAGCACCTTTCCGCCCAGGTGTGGTGCCTTCTCCCCTGGGAGAACAGGCTGGAAGGGGCGATCAACCGGACGATCCTTACCCCGCGGAGCGGCAAGCTCTACGTCGGGGTGGAGAGCAAGGTCGACAACCGCGGCCTCCTCCGCGGCGACAGTGCCGCGCGGGGCTCGCTCTACGACGTCCTGGCGAAGTGGGGCGCGCTTCGCCCGTCGGAAATGCGGGACCTCGAGGACCTCCCCGAGCTCGACGATCCGGCGGCCAGGGAGACCTACATCCAATCCGGGTTCGTGCCGCTCCGCGAGGCGGCCGACGCGTCTCTTTCCGAGGCCCAGGTCTCCTCGCTCCTGGCCGTCCTGGCTGCGGTGTCCGCTGGGACGCTCGCCGCTCCCGCCGCCGAGGCCCTCGTGGCGGCCGCCTATCCGACGCTCGCCGATTCCGCGGCCACGATCGTGGCCGGTGCCCAGGGGGTGAACCCATGAACGCCGACGACCTCCGCGACGAGATCGAAACCCGGTTCCTGGTGGCCGACCTCGCCCCCGTGGCGGTCGAGCTCCGCGACGGGGAGCCGCCCGTCATCGCCGGCGTCGCGCCCCCGTGGGACTCGTGGTCGGAGGATCTCGGGTTCCGCGAAAAGTTCGAGCGCGGTGCGTTCGCGGACGTGCTCGCCAGCCGCCGCCTCGACGTGGTCGCCACCTGGCAGCATGACGAGAGCTTTCCGCTCGGCCGGACGCGCAACAAGACCCTCGACATCGTCGAGGGGGAGAAGGGACTCGAGTACCGGGCCACCCCGCCGCAGCCCAGCCCGCGCGTCGACGAGTACCTGACGCTCATCCGCGGCGGGTACGTGGCAGGTTCCTCCTTCGCGTTCACCGTCAAGCCGGACCCGAAGCACGAGACCTGGTCGACGGATGAGCGGGGGAACATCACCCGCACCATCCACCGCGTCTCGGGGCTATTCGACGTGGCCGTCGTGACGAGGCCCGCCTATCCCCGATCCACGGTCGCTCTCCGCCGGCGAGACCTGTTCGCCGCAGCGAACCTGACCACGGCCGAACAACGGGCGATCGCCGAGCGCGAGGCCGACGACCAGGCCGACAAGGCCCGCCGGCTCGCCGCCGACCGGAAGCGGCTCGACGCGCTCATCGGAGCGCGGGCCGCGCTGGCCCTCGCGAGGATGAAAGCGCATGGCCTCTGACCGTCAATGCCGGTGCGGTGCCAGGATGCGGGTCCGCACCTCCAAGCGATCCGGGGACACGGCGGTCCAGTACCTCCGCTGCACCTGCGGCGCGGCGGCGCGCGTGGCGATCCCGGCCCGGGAAATCTGGAGACGGAAGCGATGACCCGTGAACAACTCCAGGCCGCCGTCAGCGGCTTCCTCGCCGGTGCCCGCGACAAGGCCGCCGGCG